ACGATGGAGATTCAACTACTAGCGTTATAAACGACAAAGTTGTTTGTACAATTGGAGCTAATGATCACGCTGATGCTATCGCTGCACTATCAAGATTATTTGCTGGTGCTGCTACTGGTGGTATCCATCATGATGGGTTTATAGTAGTTGCTGACGATTTAGCCTCTACTTACGCTGTGTCAGAAGTTACTGCACTTAGTACTATTACAGTTACTGCTTCGTAGTAAGTGAGACTAATCGCGCAAGATCTGCGTGAAATGAATATCCTTAAGTACTACAGGCTCACACGAAAGTGGGCCTGTAAGACTTACGGATTAACAGATGCAGATTTAGAATTATTAATTTACTTAGATTGTAAAGGAAGATTTACACGACAAGAGTTTATAGATGGTACTTATACCATGAGTTGGGATAAGAACCGTTGGGAGAAACTACGAAGGTTAGGTTGGATAGAAACCTGGAGACATAGAAATAGAACAACAATAAAGTACTCGGTATTTAAAACGTCATTCAAATGTTCTCAGTTAATATCTAGAATATATAGAGTATTGTTAGGTGAAGAAGATTTACCAGTATCAGAGAGAAGTACTTTTTATAATAATAAATCATACACCGATAAGGTTTTCAATAAATCTATAGACGATATGATTAAAGATAAAGAAAGATAATATGGCGTTTAAAATGAACAACCCATTAAAACACATGGGTTATAAAGTCGACATACAAAAAGGTAAAGTTGTTAGTGAGGAAGAAAAGCCTCACGGTGATTTTAAAACAGATACAGAGCACGAGGAGTATCACGATATTTATCCTTCTAAACCTTTTACAGACGCTGAGGGTAAACCTTTGAAACAAAAATTTAATAGTGCCTTCAAAGCTAAAACACCGGTGTTTAGAAAAAAATTAACAGAAGGCGTGTTAGGAGAAGCTAATAACGACGGAACTATATTTGTTAGTAAAGAGATAGAAAAAGGAAGTCCACTAGAAGCAGAGGTTGTAGCACACGAGCAAAAGCATCTAGATGATATGAAAGCAATGGTAAAAAAACCTGGTAAAAAAAGAAGAGTAAAAAAATTAGGTTATGGAGACGACTTTGTTATATGGAAGGGTAAAAAATTAAAAAGAGAAGACGGTAAAATAGAAGATCCAAAAACAGGTGAAATGAAACCTGAAGGAGATAAAAGTTTTCAATGGGAAAAAGATGCTTACGCTGCAGGTGAAAAAGCAAGAAAAAAAATAGAAAATAAAAAAGTATAATTATGGCATTCAAAATGAAAGGCATGAGTTTTGGAAACTCACCAATAAAACAAATGGGACCAGTTACAAAATCAAACATTGGACTTCTAGAAACAGAGGACAAAGATGCTTATGTATACACGGGTAACAATTTACAAGAAAGAATAAATGACTACGAAGATAGAATAGAGTTTTTAAATTCAGACCTTGAGGATTTTGGACAACAACCAGGCCAAGATCCTAGTAAAATTAAAAAAGATATAAAGAAGTTAAATCAAGAGTTAGAAATATTAGAAAAAAGAAGAGCTAATAAAGATAGACCAGATCCTGAATTTGAAAACGCAGACGAAGTAGATTAAAAATTAAATTATGAGCATATTAACAAAATTATTTTCAGGTGGAGCTACGGATTTAGTAAAGAGTGTAAGTGGGGTTATAGATAATCTACACACATCTAAAGAAGAAAAGCTTGAAGCTGAAAAGAAAATAAAAGATATGATAATGGGTTACGAAGCTGAAATGCAAAAGCAAGTAACTGAAAGATGGTCGATGGATATGAAGTCGGACTCTTGGTTATCAAAAAACATAAGACCACTAGTTTTAATATTTCTAGTAGTATCAACAGTATTGTTAGTTTTTATCGATGCTGGTGTTATTGCTTTTGAGGTTAAAGCTTCATGGGTAGACTTATTACAATTAGTATTAATAACAGTGATCGGTGCTTACTTCGGTGGTAGATCACTAGAAAAAGTAAAAAAATAAAAAAAATGGGATATATTTCAAAATTAATTAAACCAACACCCGCTGTAGCGACAATGATACAATCCAACACAACAGACCTTCCTTTTGCGGCTGGAGATCTTATTTGTGATTGGACTTCTTTTCAAATCCCTGTAGGAACTGTAAAACTAGAATCCGTAACACTATTAGTAACCGGTCAAGATGGAACACCTCAAACATCTAGAGATGTTGTTTTATATTTCGCTAAAGGAAACGCAGATGGTACAGCCCCTTCTTCTTTGGGTACTGGTAACATTACGGCTAGTGGAAAAGGTTTTTATAACAATATTTTAGGGCATACTATATTAGACATTCTTAATTATGATACTAGACTAGACTTCGCTAGCATTATTACTGCCGGCACAACTAATTCAGACTCTAGCATGAACCATACAAATCTAGTTCTTGAATCAGCGGAGTCAATAAATAATCAACACACTTTATATGTGGGTGTAGTAGGAGGCGCAGCTAATGATTTTGATTTTTCTACAGGAGTATTATTGAACGATGGAGATAACGTTGCCGAGGGAGACACTGCTTTAGTAACAGATGGTACAGACGCTGATAAAGTGTTTAATCCTGGTGATGTGATACTTAAACACGACTCTGATACAGTTGTAGGAACAGTTAAATCTGTTAGCGCTAACTTAATAACATTAGAAAGTGGTAGTGGAGTAGCTATAACAGACGACGATGAATTAGTACACGCAAGTCCAATAAAAATAAGATTAGGATTTGCATATTAAAAAATAATAATTAAATTAAATAAAATGGCAAAAAGAAAAACACCGAAGGTTGAACAACCTTCAAAAATAACTAATGAAGAATTAAATCAATTACAAGGAGTAGTTAACATAATTAATAAGGCTCAAATGCAAATTGGTATGTTACAAACAAACATACACCAATTACTACATCATATAGCTGGTAAAAACGATGAATTGATGTTAATGCAATCTAACTTTAAAGAAAAATACGGAAGTGATAATATTAATATTACTGACGGAACAATAAAATCAAATGAAACTAATTAGAAAAATTACAATAGGTAAAGATTATAAAAACGATGCTATGCATTATGCCGTTGGTCAAGAAGTATATGGTGGACATACTATTTGTGATATAATAGAAGAAGATGATAAATATTCTATTTATATTAGAAAAAACAAAGATGTTTTACCTTGGAAAGACTTTAACAAAAACATGGCAATATCTATAGAATATAATTTAGAGTACTAATGAAAGCGCCTTTTGACTTTGTTATAGAGCCAAAAGGAAACAGATATAACAACACCACTAAGGTTGGAGATAAAGACCTTATATTAAACACAGAGATTTTTAACCACGAGTTTGTTAATAGAGAAGCTATTGTTAAATCTGTACCTACAGCTTTTGAAACAGAAGTAAAACCTGGAGATACTATTATAACGCATCACAACGTTTTTAGGCGTTGGCATAATATTAAAGGTGTGGAAAAAAATAGTAGAAGTTATTTCAATGAAGATACTTATTTAGTAAAAGAAGATCAAGTATTTTTATACAAAAGAAACGAAAAATGGAAAGCGCTTAAAGGATATTGTTTTGTACAACCTATAAAACAAAGAAATAAACTAAAACAAGAAGAAGAGGAGGAGTGTATAGGTGTAGTTAAATATACCGATGGCTCTTATAAAAAAGGAGATTTAATAGGGTTTACACCTTTTTCAACATACGAGTTTATAATAGACGGTAAACGTTTATATAGAGTTATGACACAATTTATTACAATTAAATATGAATACGAAGGAAACGAAGAAGCTTATAATCCAAGCTGGGCATAGAGCAGTTGAAGAGTTAATCAATGTTGCTAAAGAAAAAATTATTACTAACACAGAAGATGATGTTAGTGCTGATAGATTAAAAAATGCCGCAGCTACTAAAAAACTAGCTATATTTGACGCATTTGAAATACTTAACAGAATACAGGAAGAAGAAAACTTACTTGAAGGCAAAACACCTGAAAAGACAGAGAAAAAAGCTTTTAAAGGATTCGCAGAAGGTAGATCTAAGTAATGTACAGTCAAAGTTTAGTTAACACAATAGAACCAATAAAACTTACCACGATAAACAGAATGAATCGAGGTAAGAAATGGGAGTATGGTTATAACAAAGAACACGATTTAATTGTGTTGTCTAGAAACGGTCAAATAGGTGAAATAATAGAAATACAAAACCTAATAATAGCTTTACCAAAACCTCCCAAAAAAATATATAAAAATCCAAAAAATAAATGGGTTAAACTTGAAAAACCTAAAGATCTAGATATAATTAAAAATATATTTGATTGGAGAAGTTATCCGGAAAACAATAAAGAAAAATGGTACGATTATATAGACGAGGAGTTTAAACGAAGAGAAGAAGGCTTTTGGTTTATTAACAATGGTAAACCAACCTGGATAACAGGAACACATTACATGTATTTACAATGGAGCAAAATAGATGTAGGCGCTCCAGATTTTAGAGAGGCAAACAGATTGTTTTATATATTTTGGGAGGCTTGTAAGGCTGATAAAAGATGTTACGGTATGTGTTATCTTAAGAACCGTAGATCTGGTTTTTCTTTTATGTCATCAGCTGAGACAGTTAACTTGGCTACAATATCAAGCGATAGTAGATATGGTATATTGTCTAAAACAGGTAATGACGCTAAAAAGATGTTTACAGATAAAGTTGTTCCAATTAGTATTAATTATCCATTCTTTTTTAAACCTATCCAAGACGGTATGGATAGACCTAAGTCTGAATTAGCGTATAGAGTACCAGCTAGTAAATTTACAAGAAAAAAAATTACAACAAACGAAAAGCTAGAAGACATTAAAGGATTAGATACTACTATTGACTGGAGGAACACTGGGGACAATAGTTATGACGGTGAAAAGTTAAACTTGCTAGTTCATGATGAAAGTGGTAAATGGGAAAGACCCGATAACATTTTAAATAACTGGAGAGTTACAAAAACATGTTTGCGGCTAGGTAGTAGAATAGTTGGTAAATGTATGATGGGCTCAACTTCAAATGCATTAGACAAAGGTGGAGGTAATTTTAAAAAACTATATAACGCATCCGACGTCACAAAAAGAAATAGAAATGGCCAAACAAAGTCTGGTTTATATTCTTTGTTTATCCCAATGGAATGGAACTACGAAGGATTTATTGATGAATATGGATATCCAGTTTTCGATAGTCCAAATAATGATGTGTTCGGACCAGATGGTGAATTAATAGATATAGGAATTATAGAACACTGGGATAATGAGGCAGATGGTTTAAAAGATGATCACGATGCTTTAAATGAGTTTTATAGACAGTTTCCAAGAACTACAGAGCACGCGTTTAGAGACGAGACAAGAAATAGTATATTTAATTTGGTTAAAATATACGATCAAATAGATTATAATGATGGTGTTGGAGAAAAAGCAAATGTATCTACAGGAAATTTCCAATGGATAAACGGTATAAAAGACACGCAAGTAATATTTTATCCAGATTTAAAAGGTAGGTTTAAAATAAGTTGGACACCACCTATACATTTACAAAATAATATCATTACAAAAAACGGAATAAAATATCCTGGAAATGAACACGTGGGCGCTTTTGGTTGTGACAGTTATGATATATCAGGAACGGTAGATGGTAGAGGCTCTAATGGATCTTTACATGGTTTAACTAAATTTAGCATGGAAGATGCTCCTCCAAATCAATTTTTTTTAGAATATATAGCTAGACCACAAACGGCTGAAATGTTTTTTGAAGATATATTAATGTCATTAGTTTTTTATGGCATGCCTATATTAGCAGAAAATAATAAACCTAGATTATTATATTATTTAAGAAGAAGAGGTTATAGAGGTTACTCGATGAACAGACCAGATAAAAAATGGAATAAATTATCTGTTACAGAAAAAGAAATAGGTGGTATACCTAACTCAAGTGAAGATATAAAACAAGCTCACGCCGCTGCTATTGAAATGTATATACAAAGCCACGTAGGACACTTAGGAGATGGAAATTATGGTAACATATATTTTAACAGAACATTAAACGATTGGGCTAAATTTGATATAACAAAAAGAACAAAATTTGATGCGTCTATAAGTTCTGGATTAGCTATTATGGGTTGCAATAGACATTTGTATACGCCTAGCGCTATAGTTGAAAAACAAAAAATAAATTTAAATTTTGCAAAATATTCAAACAAAGGAAATATGTCGCAATTAATTAAAAAACAAAATGATTAGAAAAGGTACGAGAAATAATTTTCCTAGCCAAGTAGTTAGTGATTTGGAAAAGTCAAGTTTTGAATACGGTTTAAAAATAGCAAAAGCTATTGAAAACGAATGGTTCAATACTGACTATGCTAGTAATAGATTTTTAACTAACACAAATAATTTTCACAGATTACGCTTATATGCTAGAGGAGAACAGTCAATACAAAAATATAAAGACGAATTATCGATAAACGGTGATTTGAGTTATTTAAACTTAGACTGGAAACCAGTGCCAATAATACCAAAGTTTGTTGATATAGTAGTTAATGGTATAGCAGAGAGAGTTTATGACATAAAGGCTTATTCACAAGATCCTTTTGGAGTAAGCCAAAGAACAAAATACATGAAGTCAATATTAGACGACATGAGAACAAAAGAACTTAATAACTTTGCTGAAGAAAAATTTGGAATATCTTTAAATCAAAACAACAAAGAAATATTACCTGAAACAGAAGAAGAGTTAGCGTTGCATATGCAGTTGACCTACAAACAAGCTGTAGAAATAGCAGAAGAACAAGCTTTAAACGTTTTGCTAGAAGGTAATAGATTCGATTTAACTAAAAGAAGGTTTTATTATGATTTAACGGTTTTAGGTATAGGTTGTGTCAAAACAGGTTTTAATACTTCAGAAGGTGTAACAGTAGATTATGTTGACCCCGCTAAATTAGTATATTCTTATACTGACTCTCCTTATTTTGAAGATATATATTACGTTGGAGAGATAAAAACAATACCTATCAACGAGCTTATAAAACAATTTCCAAACTTAACAGACGAAGAATTAAAAGAAGTTTCTGAAAAAAATTATAAGTTTGCTAGTAAATATAGCCCGTCATCAGGTAATTATAATGAGCAAGATAAAAACAAAGTAGATGTTTTATATTTTAATTACAAAACTTATAATTCAGAAGTTTATAAAATAAAACAAACTCAAGCTGGAGGAGAAAAAGCTATAGAAAAAGACGATACTTTTCAAGCGGAAGACTCAGAGTATTTTATAAGGCAATCTAGAAAGGTAGAAGTTTTATACGAGGGAGCTATGATCCTTGGAACTCAAAAACTTTTAAAGTGGGAAATGAGTAAAAACATGATGCGTCCTAAAAGTGATTTTACAAAAGTTAAAATGAATTATTCTATAGTAGCACCTAGAATGTATAACGGTAAGATAGAATCACTTGTAAGCAGAATAACTGGCTTTGCTGATATGATACAGCTTACACATCTAAAGTTACAACAGGTTATGTCTAGAATGACTCCTGACGGTATATATGTAGATGCAGATGGTTTAGCTGAAATAGATTTGGGTAATGGAACTAACTATAATCCACAAGAGGCTTTAAATATGTATTTTCAAACTGGATCTATAGTAGGTAGAAGCTTTACTTCAGATGGTGATATGAATCCTGGTAAAATGCCTATTCAAGAAATAGCAAGCGGAAATGGAGGTGCTAAAATGCAGAGTTTAATTGGTACCTATAACTATTACTTACAAATGATAAGAGACACTACTGGATTAAACGAGGCTAGAGACGCTGCTAACCCAGATCCTAAAGCTTTAGTTGGTGTTCAAAAAATGGCGGCGGCAAATTCAAATACAGCAACAAGACATATATTACAATCTGGATTATTCTTAACAGCTGAAACTTGTGAATGTTTATCTTTAAGAATATCAGATATATTAGAATACTCTCCAACTAAAAATGCTTTTATACAACAAATAGGAGCACATAACGTTGGAACATTAGAAGAATTATCTAAATTGCATTTATATGACTTTGGTATATTTATTGAATTAGCACCAGATGAAGAAGAAAAAGCTATGCTTGAAAACAATATACAGGTGGCTATAGGACAGCAAAGTATAGACTTGGAAGATGCTATAGATTTAAGAAACATAAAAAATCTTAAATTAGCTAATCAGTTGTTAAAAATTAGAAGAAAGAAAAAACAAGAAAAAGACCAACAAATAGCACAACAAAACATGCAGGCCCAAGCTCAAGCAAACGCTCAACAACAACAAGCAGCCGCTCAAGCTGAAGTTCAAAAACAACAAGCCTTGTCTCAAACAGCTATTCAATTAGAACAAGCAAAAGCTGAATTAGAAAAAACGTCTATGATGCAAGAGGCTGAAATTAAAAAGCAATTAATGGACCATGAGTTCCAATTAAACATGCAGTTAAAACAGATGGAGGTTCAGGTAACAAAAGGAAAAGAAAAAGAAAAAGAAGATAGAAAAGATAAACGTACAAAAATACAGGCCACACAACAAAGTGAGTTAATCGATCAAAGACAAAAAGAAAGTGCTCCAAAAAACTTTGAGTCTTCAGGAAACGATATTTTAGGTGGTGGATTTGGATTGAACACGTTTGATCCTAGATAACAAATTATTAATTATTATTATATTATATTATGGAAGAAAACAAAAAACAAGAAGTAGCTGAGGCAGCTACTGAGCAACCAAAAGTAGACGATAAAGTTGAAAAGTTAAAAATTAAAAAACCTAAAATTAAAAAGTTTTCAGAACCAGAGGACGGAATAGTTAAAGTAGATCTTAAAGAGCTAGCTGAGAAAGCTAAAGAAATAACAAAGGTAGATTTATCAAAAAACTCAGAAACTGAAAACATAGAAGTTAAAGAAGAAGAAGTTAAAGACACGGAAGACACTCCGTTACTAGAAGAGGTTGTTAGTGAAGAAAAAGAAGAAAAGCAGGTAGAAGAAATTAAAGAACCTGTTAAAATACCAGAACCACCTAAAGTTGAACTACCAGAAAACATTATGAAAGTAGTTGACTTTATGAAAGACACTGGAGGAGACATATATGATTACGTTAAACTTAATAGAGATTACTCTGAGCTAGATAATCATACTTTATTAAAAGAATATTACAAATCAACAAAACCTCATTTACAACCAGATGAAATAGATTTTTTAATGGAAGATCAATTTTCATACGATGCTGAAGTAGATGACGAAAGAGAAGTTAAAAGAAAAAAATTAGCGTTAAAAGAGCAAGTTGCCAACGCTAGAACTGAGTTAGACAGTTTAAAATCTAAATACTATGATGAAATTAAAATGGGTTCAAAGCTTACGAGTGAGCAACAGGATGCAATTAATTTTTTCAACAAATACAACGAGGAGTCAGAAGAGAAACAAAAAGTAGACAAAGAAGCGGGAGATCATTTTTTAAATAAAACAAACGAAGTTTTTAACGATAAATTCAAAGGTTTTGAATACAAAGTCGGAGACAAAAAATATAGATTTAACGTAAAAGATGCTAGTAAAGTAAAAAACACTCAAAGCGATTTAAATAATTTTGTCAAGAAGTTCTTGAACAAAGAAAATTTAATGGAAGACGCTAAAGGGTACCATAAGTCTTTATTTACGGCTATGAATTCTGATGCTATTGCAAATCATTTTTACGAACAAGGTAAGGCCGATGCTTTAAAAGAAAGTATAGCTAAATCTAAAAACATTGATATGAATCCACGTCAAGCGCACGGAGGTACGGTTGAAGCTGGAGGTATTAAAGTTAGAGTTTTGGGTAATGATTCTAATGACTTCAAATTTAAAATTAAAAAGAAAAAATAACAATTTAAAAAATTAAAACAAAATGGCAATTACAAGTGTAACGTCGTCGGGATTAACTCCGTCGCCAAGAGCGCAAACATTAGCGAGTAACTATATTGATTTCGCTGATGGGTCATCTAACAATGACTGGTCGCAACAATATTTACCAGATCTTATGGAAAAAGAAGCTGAGATTTTTGGAAACAGAACTATCTCAGGATTTCTTTCTCAAGTAGGAGCTGAAGAATCTATGACTTCAGACCAAGTAGTTTGGTCAGAGCAAGGTAGATTACATTTATCGTACAAAAACTGTACAGTATCAACTAACACTATAACTATGGTTAATGAAGTTGGTGGACACACGTCTGCTTCAACTCATGCTATACGTCCAGGTGATACAGTATTAATTTCAGATGCTAACGCAACTATTAGAGCTTTTGTTAATGCTACAGCTGCTGATACTATTACTGTTTTACCTTATGGCCATGCTAATATAGCTGGTGCTGGTGTAGCAAGTACAACTAACGTTAGCGTTATGGTTTATGGTTCTGAATATGTGAAAGGTGTAGTTGGAAGAGAAGGAGCAAACACGCCAACTTTCCAATCATACTCTAACAAGCCAATTATATTAAAAGACAAATATGAGATCTCTGGATCTGATGCGTCTGCTATTGGTTGGGTTGAAATTAGTGGTGAAGATGGGCAAAGTGGATATCTTTGGTATTTAAAAGCTGAGGGTGATACAAGAGCTAGATTTACTGATTACTTAGAAATGGCAATGATTGAAGCTGAAAAAGCTGCGGTTACAGTTACTTCTACTATAACTAGTGCTGGTGGTACAATTGAAGGTACTGAAGGATTATTCTCTGCTATTACTAATAGAGGTAACCAAACTTCTGGTGTTACTGGTGTTAACGCTGCAACTGATTTAGCTGAGTTTGATGCTATATTAGCTGAGTTTGACAAAAACGGTGCTATTGAAGAAAACATGATGTTTGTAAACAGATCTACTGCATTAGCGATAGATGACATGTTAGCTTCTATGAATTCTTACGGAGCTGGAGGTACTTCTTACGGAGTATTTGACAACGAAGAAGATATGGCATTGAACTTAGGTTTCTCTGGTTTCAGAAGAGGTTCTTACGACTTTTATAAGTCTGACTGGAAATACTTAAACGATTTAGCTACTAGAGGTGGAGTAATTGATACAGTTACTAACATTAGAGGGGTTATGATTCCTGCAGGTGTTTCTACTGTTTATGATCAAAACCTAGGAAAGAATCTTAAAAGACCTTTCTTACACGTTAGATTTAGAGCTTCTCAAACAGACAATAGAAAAATGAAAACATGGACTACTGGTTCTGTTGGAGCAACTACGTCTGATTTAGATGCGATGGAAGTACACTATTTATCTGAAAGATGTTTAGTAGTACAAGGTGCTAACAACTTTATGTTGATGAACTAAGCATTATTTATATTAAAAGACCGGGGCTTTGGCCTCGGCCTTTTATTTTATTAATTTTATTATATATTATATTATGGCAAAAAAGAAACAAAACAAACAAAAAAATGTAGTCAATGAAACTACAACTATTACTAAAGAAAAACCTTTATCTCCTCCAAAACCAAAATGGGAAATAAAAGATAGAATTTATAAATTAAAAAACGATAAGACACCTTTGTCTTATATGATTAAAGCTGCTAACATTTATTATTTTGACGAAGAGGTAGGTTATGAAAGAGAATTAAAATACTGCGAAAACCAAAGAACAAGCTTTGTTGACGAAATGAAAGGTGAACACAGGTTGTCTCATATTATTTTTAGAGATGGTGTTTTAGTAGTACCAAAAAACAAAGTAACATTACAAAAACTTTTATCTGTATACCACCCGTTAAAAGACAGATTGTACTACGAGGTAGACGAAGTTAAAAGAGCAGAGACTCAATTAGATTGGTTAGAGTTTGAAGTAGCGGCTTTAAATGCTGCAAACAACCTAGATATTGATATGGCAGAGGCTGTTATGAGAGTAGAGTTAGGTTCTAGTGTATCTAAGATGAGTTCTAAGGAAGTTAGAAGAGATTTACTACTGTTTGCTAAGGAGAACCCTAAATTGTTCTTAGAATTAGTAACAGATGAAAACGTACAACTTAGGAATATTGGTATAAAAGCAACAGAACAAGGTATAATAGAGTTGTCTCAAGATCAAAGATCTTTTTCTTGGAAAAGTACAGGCAGAAAATTAATGTCAGTTCCGTTTGAAGAAAATCCTTATTCAGCTTTAGCCGCTTGGTTAAAAACTGATGAAGGTATAGAGGTTTACTCTAGTATAGAAAAAAGATTAAAATAATCAAACTGTAGAGCGGTCGCCCTACGGGGCGATCGTAACTACAATAAAAAAATATTATGGCAATAATTATAGACACTGTACATCAAAGAGTTCAAGCTCTTGCTAATAAAGAACAAAGAGGATATATAACTCCTCAAGAATTTAATCTATTTGCCAATCAAGCTCAAATGGATATATTTGAACAATATTTCTACGATATCAATCAATTTAGAAGAGTACCTGGTAACGACAGCGAGTATTCAGATATGCTAGATATTTTAGAAGAAAAGATATCACATTTTGAAAAATTTAAAGTAGCTATGTCAGCGATGTCTGGTAATCAAGCTACTTTACCAACAGATACATATAGACTAGGAACAGTTTTCTATGGAGCAGCTGGATATGATGTAGAAGTAGAAAAAGTAGGTAAAAAAGAACTAGAGTATATGTTGAGACAAAAACTAACGTCACCAGTGGATAAACGACCTGTTTATACAAGGAAATCTAACACACTGTTAAAATTATTTCCAGCATCTCCATCAACTTCTTATACAACATCTAATATTACATGTAATTATATAGCTAAACCATCTACAGCTGTTTGGGGATATGCAGTAATAAATGATAGAGCTTTGTACAATGCTACTACGAGTACTAACTTTGAATTACACGAGTCGGAGGAGACAACTTTAGTAATGAAAATATTAGAACTAGCAGGTGTTACAATAAAACAACCTGATCTTGTTCAATTTGCAGCTCAAGAAGATTTACAAAAAACACAACTAGAAAAACAATAATAAATGGCTACTAATTACTTATTAACAGAATCACAAGAAAATTATTATGATGCTACTGATGTAAATTATGGTGGTTATCAATTTATAGATTTAACAGATATTATAAATAACTTTATTGTAGCTTATGTAGGTGAAGATAAAATTATATCAAAAGTTAAAAGAGTTGATGTTGCTTTTCACGCACAAAGAGCTTTACAAGAATTAAGTTACGATACGTTTAAATCTATAAAGTCCCAAGAAATAGAAATACCACCAGCGTTAGTAATGACGCTACCTCAAGACTATGTTAACTACGTTAAATTAACTTGGAGCGACACTGCTGGTATAGAACATATAATATATCCTGCTTCTAAAACGTCTAACCCATACGCTATATCACAAGCAGCGGATGGTTCTTATAATAACGACGGAACTAATCTAACAGAGCAAGACGCTACAGATCATATATCAGACACGTGGTCTAAATTTAAAGGACAAAGCACAGCTTCAAATCCAGGTACAAACATAGAAGATGATTATGATACAGACTTGTATGATTTTAATGAAGGTCGTAGATATGGAATTGATCCTCAATTTACACAAAGTAATGGATCTTGGTTTATAGATGAACTACAAGGAAAAATACATTTTGGTTCCTCTATGAATGGTAGGACTGTTACGTTAAAATATATTAGCGATAGCTTGGGAACTGAAGAAGAAATGAAAGTACATAAATTTGCAGAAGAGGCTATGTACAAGTGGATAGCACACGCAATACTATCTACTAGAGCTAATACACAAGAGTATTTAGTAGCAAGATTTAAAAAAGAAAGATTCGCAGCTGTACGAACGGCTAAGTTAAGATTATCAAACTTAAAAATTGAAGAATTAACTCAGATAATGAGAGGTAAGTCTAAACAAATAAAACACTAATTAAATGCCAGAGTTAAAACACACTTTTAGCAAAGGTCGAATGAACAAAGACCTAGACGAAAGATTAGTACCTAATGGAGAATATAGAGATGCTTTAAATGTAGAAGTTTCTACGTCTGAGGCTTCTAACGTTGGTACCGTACAAACCTTAAAAGGTAACACTGTTTTAACTACCCATGTTGACGCTGGTAGTACCTGTGTTGGTGCTATAGCTGATGAGCAAAACGATAAGATATACTGGTTAGTAGCAGGTCCATCTTCTGGGCATACAACTACAAGCGGTAGCGAACTTCATATAATATACAGAGACTGGATACTAGAGCACAAGGTATCTTCTAATGCCACAAAATACGTAATGGTTGACATACACGCTGTAGTTGTTACTGCATCTGCTATTATGACTAGCTCCACCTCTTTACAGGTTTTTGATAGCAAAGGTATTAGAAGAGGTATGACAGTTAGTGGAGCTGGAGCACCTACTGGAACAACAGTGTCTAGCGTTGATCATTCTACAAACACAGTAACATTAAGTGCTAATGGTAATATAAACGTTTTAAACACGTTAATATCTTTTGAAGCACCTACAAACCAACCAAATGATTTAAGTGCACCAAGAGGAAGAGCTTTAAATTTACAATCAAGTAGATTAGTAACAGGATTAAACATAATAGACGGGTTAATTTTTTGGACAGATAACCATACAGAACCTAAAAAAATAAACATAGAAAGATCTATATTTGGAACTGGATATGATGATGTCACTACTACGGGTACTGGTAATACAGATGATTTTCAAACAAGATTAGTAACAACAGATAATTTTGGAGACTTTGAATTTACGGTAGACACAGGAACAATACCAATTTATATATCTGAAAAATATATTACAGTAATTAAAACACCACCGTTAACACCTCCAGTTTTAAACATGTCTTCTACTATTGGTGGTAGAGGTAATATTCTTGGTACTACTGACAACATGAGATTTTATGATAGTAATGTTTTACTAGTAGCGGGCGATAGTGCGGATCTTGTTATAAATCCATTTGTTGATTATCAAGTTGGAGATATATTAATACTAAATAATGACTCAACATTGTCTGATTTTGTAGACTACTTAGTTAGATTAAAGGTTACTGGTACACCAGCCACTAACGGTACATCTAACACTTGGAACACAGAGGTACTTTCAGTTAGTGAAGAAGCTGTTGATGCAGACGAGGTATGGGCAGTTTTATTAGAGCAACCTAGACCTATGTTTGAAAGAAAATTTGTTAGGTTTGCTTATAGATATAAATTTGAAGATGGAGAGTATTCTACGTTCTCACCTTTTTCAAACGTCGCGTTTTTACCTGGTCAGTTTGATTACATACCTAAAAAAGGACACAATCTTGGTATGGTTAATGATTTAAGAACTTTAAAAATACAAGACTTTAGACTAGAAAAATCTTTAATACCTAGAGATGTTGTAGAAATAGATATACTATATAGAGAAGACGGCTCGCCAAATATTTATACGGTTAAAACAGTATCAAAAGACAGTGACGAATGGAACGCTAATGGTAGTAGTGGAGGTGGATTAGTTGGTGGTGAGGTATTAATAGAGTCAGATACTATACACGCCACAGTTCCTTCAAATCAAATATTAAGAGATTATGACGCTGTTCCTAGAAAAGCCTTAGCGCAAGATATGGTTGGTAATAGAGTTGTTTATGCTAATTACTTAGAAGGATACGATTTAATAAATTCTAACAAAGAAGACATTGATGTGTCGCTTCAAACAAGTTTAGATATTGATAACATAACAACTTATGAGTTTCCTGAAAAGTCGTTAAAGTCTATGCGTAACTATCAAATAGGTATTGTTTATAGAGATGTTTACGGAAGACAAACACCAGTTTTAATTACAGAAAACGACACTACCAAACAAAATACTTTAAAAGTACCTAAAGCACAATCAGTAAGTTCTAGTAGGTTAGTTACTCAAATATTAAACGAACCTCCAGAGTGGGCAGATTCATTTAAGTTTTTTGTTAAAGAAACTTCTAACGAGTATTACAACCTTGTTATGGATCGTTGGTATAATGCTGCGGATGGTAATATATGGTTGTCGTTTCCTTCATCCGAAAGAAATAAAATTGATGAAGAAACTTTTTTAATACTTAAAAAGAAACACCAAGGTACAACACCAGTGCTTGAAGATATTAAATATAAAATAATAGCTATAGAAAATGAAGCTCCAGACTTTGTAAAAATAACTAATTCTTTTTTAGATACTATAGCTAACGGATCGGTAGGTTCAGCGACCAATGCTGTGTTTGGAGACACTGCTGGTTCTGCTGGATATCCTCTTTATCAAACTGACCATGTTATAGTTAATTATTCTAACTGGCAAGACAGCGCTTTGAGCGATGAGGTAACTTCTGGTGACTGTTATTTAAGATTTAGAGCTGACAACGTTGGTACTTCTAAATTCTATAGGATCAACTCAATAAAAGTAGATCCTACTGCTAACACGGTAAAATTAGTTATAGAAGGTTCTTTTCAAACAGATATAAACTTTACTTCTACAGCTAATTCTTATGCTACTAGAATAAGCGGTTTAAGAATGGATGTCAAAAGACAAACACCTGAAAATAGACCTGAGTTTGATGGTAAGTTTTTTGTAAAAATACACAAAGATTTTAATATTATAGAAAATGTTACTGGAGGTACAGTTTCAAATGATGACGGCAGCTTACAGGTTTCATCACAAATGAGGATAAGATACGTACAGTCTTCTACACAAGACTCACATAACGATACAACAACAACGGTAGATCCAGCTGGAATAGTAAAAATTGGAGCTCCAACTAGTAGACCTGGGTATAACAACGGGTTAATGAGTGCTGCCAACTGGGAGAATAACACAGACATAGGCACCTGGGCAACAACTTTATTTCCTATTGCTAATTTTCAAAGTTCTGTTAACGCAGAGCACGGAGGTTTTGCTGTTCCTTCCAATGATATACACACTAACTCTAGTGGTTCAAAATATTGGAGAGCTTTCGCTGAGGCCGGCGTAGGTGTCACAGATGGATCAGAAGATAACAACCATTTATTTATTGATGAAACTTATTTTCACGAGTGGAATGATGACCCAGGCCAAAACAATTTTAACGGAAAAGAAGGTTATGGACAAGGTTTAAGACCAGATCCAAACAATAGTGATAGAGATTTACTTGATGTATCTTTCGCAAACATACATCCAGGTGGTAAAACTGGTCAATGGAAAGACATTTTTAGTAGTGGTGAGTACGGTTTAGCGGCTGATTTCATGGACAAGCTATATCAAGTTGGAACGCAGTTTAGATGGAAAGAAGATCCAGACCAAATAATATACACGGTAGAAGAAACAGTATACAGACAAGATTATATTAAAAATTATTTTGGAGGAATAGGTAATGGTAAAAGCGATGCTGAAAATAAAAGAGTTAAATGGACAATGGCTATTTCTCCTAGAACTGGACAAGGGCCTAGTGGTTATGTTCCAACGGTAATGCTAACACATGATGAGGTTGACGCTAGTACTTATGCTGATGGATTAGGCCCGCCAGCTATAGATTACAACCATGGAAATGTTGGCACCACGTCTGGTTCTTCTAGTGGTACTAAAGGAGCTTCTTTAATGCAGCCACACGGTAACTCACCTGGTCATACGTTGCAGATATTAGAACCTTTGTCTGGTATAAACACACCTTTGCCAACAGCACCAGATAATCCAGGCATGTGGGAAACAGAACCTAAAGAAGATGTTGGATTAGATATTTATTATGAAGTTGGAAATACGTATCCTGTAACACTAGACTCTAGAACTAATGAGCAGTTTATTCCTTTTGGCTCAACGTTTGTAGTAAGTGGAACTACTTATACTGTTAGTAACTGGAGTGACGAGACAGTTACTTGGACAGGCGGAGCTTTAAGTTTAGCTGATGGAACAGAGATAACTTTTGTATATCCATCAGAACACGGTTCAACAACAAGCCTAACTGACAAGCCTGGTAAAGTAACAGCTATTGTTGATGGAGCTACTTCTTCATCTTCTTCTGCTAAATTATTATCAAACGTACATAGTACAAGTAAATTTACTTTACCCTGGTATAATTGTTTTAGCTTTGGTAATGGCGTAGAGTCAAATAGAATAAGAGACGATTTTAACGCTGCAATTATAGATAAAGGAGTTAAAGTATCTACAACAACTGACACACCTTACGCTGAACAAAGAAAAGGAAGTAGTTTAATATTTGGAGGTATATATAACTCTAGAAACGGAATAAACAATACAAATCAATTTATAAAAGCAGAAGGTATAACAAAAGATCTTAATCCTAAATATGGAACTATACAAAAGTTACACACAAGAGATGGGGATATTGTATCTCTATGTGAGGATAAGATATTTAAAATAATAGCGTATAAAGATGCATTGTTTAATGCTGATGGTAATCCACAATTAATAGCCACAAATAGAGTTTTAGGACAAGCAGTACCAGTAAGAGGAGAATACGGTATATCTAAAAATCCAGAGTCTTTTGTGTTTCAAGGTTATCAAGCTTATTTTACAGATAAAGCAAGAGGTGTTGTTTTAAGAATGTCTTTGGACGGGTTAACAGTTATATCAAACGTTGGAATGAAAGATTATTTTTCAGATACGTTAAAAGCAACTACAGGTAATATAATAGGTACTTATGATGATAAAAAATCTGAATACAACGTTACGCTAAACAATACTACTTTAGCTTGGAACGAAGGCACTAAAGGTTGGGTTAGTTTTAAATCTTACTTACCAGAGGCTGGAGTTAGTTTTAATAACACGTACTATACTTATAGTGATGGTGAATTATATCAACATCATAATAACTCTACAAGAAATAATTTTTACGGAACTCAATACGATTCTAGTATAACAGCATTGTTAAACGACGGGCCAGGATCTGTAAAAAACTATAAAACTTTGAATTATGAAGGTTCTCAAGCTAAGGTTACTCAATTTAGAACCTCAACGTTAAACAGTGTTGCAGATGATCTTGATGGTACTTATGGAGATGGACAATACTATAACTTAAACGCAAGTACAGGTTGGTACGTAGATACTATAACAACCGACTTACAAGAAGGTAAAGTTAGTGAGTTTAAAGAAAAAGAAGGTAAGTGGTTTAACTATATAAAAGGAGTTGAAACAACACTTAGTAACTTAGATCAAAAAGAATTTTCAGTTCAAGGAATAGGAGAGGCTTCGGCTGTATCAAGATCTGACAGTGGTGACGAAAGAGACTTTAAATTAAATGTAACAGAAAATAACGATTAATATGGCTATAACAAATTGTTCAATAAAAGATTCTAATGGTAACGACACTGTAACGTTTATTAATACGGGTAGCGTAGTTATTGGATCTGATGTCGCTGAGTTTTTTATAACGCCTGACTCTGGGTTTACAGTAAGAGCTAGTAGTTTCGCTAATAACACTGGAACTCAACCTTGGTTAACTAGTATAACTTTAGAAGACACAGATACAACTTTGACTTCTGCTGCTGGTTATCCTAATGCTGATACTTATTATCCATACGGAACAACGGGTAACACTGTTAAAGTAACCGTAACTTTAAATTCAAGTTATACAATGCCAAACGCTGATACTAATCTTGTTTTTGATATTGATGATTTTGGTGAATACGGAGGCGCCCAAGCCAATGTTGTTTCTGTTTATGTAGATGATATACACGATGTTGTTAGTAATACAACTGTAACCACTGTTGAAGGAACAGGTATAACAGCTACAGCAGCTACAGCTAGTAGTGTTACTACTACTTCTCATAGCGGAACTGTTGTAGGTAATGTGCAAACAACTTTGTTTACAAAAACTTTTGCCGCGTCTGCTAACTATTATTATTTAAATCCTCCAATACCTAATTTACAAGCTGGAGCCTTAGCCTCTAGATACGACATGACTTATGTAGATACTACTAATTCAAATGGACAGGTAACACAAAGAGTTTGGACTATAAAATATACTGGTGATACTAATATAACTTCAGCGGATCAACACAGTATAACATGGTCTGGAGATGATCGTAAAAAACCTGCTGTAGGAGGTACTTATTCAGAAGGTGATAAAATATGGTCCTTTGCCGTGCAGGGTGAAGAGAAATCAATATCTGCCGCTGGAGAAGAAAGAGAAATAACTGTCACCGGTAAAGAAGGTGCTCAGTATAATTTAGTTGTAAGTAAGTTTGGTGAAATAGGTGCTACCAGTGTCACTGATACTACTTATAACTTTACATCACAAACTTTTACAGCTAGCTCAACAAACTCTGGTACATTAACAATCCCTAGTAGCGGGTCAAAAAGTACTACTATACTTTTTCCAGCTGTTTCAGCTAATGATAGTTATGGCTTTGATATTGGGGCTGTTGGAAGCACGTCCTTACATACTACCGTACCGCAAGGTAGTCCAGATATAAGTATTAATCAATTTGTGAGTAATACTACTTACACTGTTATAATAGATTCTCCTATACATAAGCCTAGTGGTTCTGGAGAACAAAGATATGATACTTTTGTTTCTCAAGCGATCGCGTTAGATCAAAGAGAAAACAACAGAGACGTTGCTGTTGATACTGACGTAACTTTAGTTCAGGTTTGTAAAAGTGGATTTGATTATCCGGTTACTACGGATGCTGTAATAGAAGCTGCTTTTACTACAGCTGATATTGTTATAGATGAAGAAATAGTTGATGCTCAGGTTCCGGGTGTTATTGGATTTTCTAGATTATCAGCAGTAAGAACTGACGCAAACACTATGACTTACAATTTAACCGTTTCTGTTGAGCAAGTAGGTACAGTAAGCGGAAACATCACTATCAACGTAGACGGAATAATAATACCAATAGCAGAATAATATGCCAACAATAACACTAACATTTGCAAACGAATTAAACACATCTGTACAAGTAGGAGATACAGCTTATTATGTTGAAACCACACAGGTAGCTGGTGGAGCTTCTTTTAATAGCGGTAATTTTGATACCGCTGCCTCTAGTTCAATAGTAGAAATAGGCATAGTAACAGCTGTTGGAAATAAAAATATTACATGTGATATAGATCCAAGTACACCCACTACGCCTGTAGGAGCATTTATATTTTTTAGTAAAGATAATAGAGCTAACACTAGTGGGTTATTAGGATATTACGCAGAGTGTAAACTTAAAAATGATTCTACGTCTGAAGCAGAATTATTTTCTTTAGCCTCTGAAATATTTGAAAGTAGTAAATAATTAATAAAAAGTGTAATAATAATATAACGAAAAACAATATAGAACCATGTATAAACAAAAAGGATCAACATTTTATAGTAATTTAAAATCGCCATTTAAATCAAAAGGTGGTGTTAGCCCAGTAAAACAATTAGGTGAAGGTATCGGACAATTAATTGCAGCTCCTGGAGCAAGGCGTAGAGCTAAAAAAGAACAGGGATTAGCAGATGCAGAGTTTGCTGGAGCGAAACAAGATTATTTAGGTATGGACTTTTCTAATCCATACGCTAACATGGAGAACACGATGGAAGATTTAACTGTTAACCAACAAGCAGCTGATTTAGCTAAACAACAGTTTCAACAATCTCAATCTAACATACTTGATCAAATGCAACAAGGAGGTAGTTTTAACGCTGGTAACATACAAGCTTTAGTTGGAGCAGGACAACAAGCGGCAGCGGCAACATCAGCAGATATAGGTAGACAAGAAGCAGCTAATCAACAAGCGGCGGCTAGACAAGCTGGTATGATACAGTCCCAAGAAAGAAGAGGTCAGGCACAAATGGATGCACTTAAAAGAGGTCAAACAGAAACTTTATTTGGTATGGCACAACAAAGAAAAGGAGCAGCGGATCAAGCCACGGCAGAAGCTAAAGCTATGGGTGCTCAAGGATGGGGTAACGTTGCGGGTGGAGTTGTAGATATAGGAGCAAAAGCGCTTATGATGGCATCAGATATTAGATTAAAAGAAAATATAGAGCACACTGGTTATTCTGAGTCTGGCATACCTATGTATAACTTTAGTTATAAAGGAAGTAATAAAAAATGGTCTGGAACAATGGCTCAAGATTTAATTAATTTAGGAAGAAACAACGCGGTAGATGTAATGGACAATGGTTACTATGGTGTTTATTACGATATGATCGATGTTGATATGGTTCCTTGTAAATAATATAATATGGCGGCAAACGAAGAATTAATAAACGCAGCGGCAGCAGCTTATGGTAAAAGAACATCTAAGCTAGACTTTAGTGGACTTAGAAAGGCTGACGACGCTATTCATGAATATTTAGATCATAAAATAGACATGAAAAGAGACAAAGAAAAAAGAGATGCTGACGAAGATTATCAAGACTACTTAAAAAAAGAAGAAGAAAAAAAGAATGAAGAGGTTTTAGAAGAAGTTGTTGAAGAAGAGGCTTCTGACCCAAGACAAAATGATGATAATTACGATGAGCATGGAAACTATAAAGGAGATTTTCCAGAGCTTTATCCTGACTTTAAATCTTCTCCTCTTACTTATAACGCTGGTTTAGTTAATAATGCTAGGCAGATGTATCAAGGTAGAAGATATGCTAATCAAGCCATGTACAATGCTTTATCAAAAGCGGGTAGAAGCATAGACGGTAGCATCGGTGACTACATGGAAATGAAAGCTCTTGAAAAAGAAACGTTAAAAGAAGAAGAGAGACTAAAAAAAGAAAAGGAACAACAAGAAAGAGAAAGACAAGAACAGGTTTTAAATCAGTTTGTTTTAAAAAGTGGTGAGAATAATATAGATCAACTAGGGTCTGATGTTTACAATCAAGTGCAAGATAAACTTTATGATTTAAAAGCTAATTATTTAGAGATATACGACCAACCAGATAGCCCTGAAAAAACAAAACAATTAAACAAAATAATGTTAGAAATGACTTCTTTAGATAAGGAGTTAACAGGATATTCTAGTGAACTACAAAACTACCAAACAAATATAAACGAAGATAATTATTCGGCCGGTATGAGTGGCGACACTAAAAATTTACAAGCAGCTTTGTACACTAACGGTAGTGAGGTTAATTACCAAAACCAAGACTGGAACTTTAGTAAGAAACTTGTAAACGGTAAAATGCATATGGTTTTAGTAAATCCAAACTTTTCAGAACAAATAACAAATATTGAAAATAGTATATCTTCCTTAGAAGAACAAAAAGATTTATTTTCTGAAGAGGAATATAACGCTGCTATGGATTCTTATCAAAAAGAATTATCTCAATATAAGAAAGTTTTAAACCCTAAAGATGTGTTTAATTCTAGTACGGTGTTTGGAAAAACAGACGGTGTTGCTATGAGCGAGCTTTTTGGTAGCATAGATAAAATAGCTAACAACGGGCAAAGTGAAAGCTTACAGAATATACAAGGTGTTATTGAGCAAGTGGTAACAAACCCAAAACAATTAGTTAGTTATGCTAATGACACTATACCTGGCCAAGGTAAAAGTATGCGACAACATTTTGAAGATATGTTTCCAAATGGAATACCTATTGAAGATCAAAATGGTGATGTTGTTGAATATAGAACTATTGACCAAATATTTAACCCTCAAAACCCTTATTATAGAGAGAACGATGGGGAAAAAGTTTTAGCTGAATTAGTCAAAGACTATTATACTAGAATATCTATTAATAGATTTAATATGAACAAAAAAGGTAACGCTCAATTAATTGGAATAGAAGGATCAGATATATTAGGAATTAGCAACTTTGGAGAAACAACTTTTGGATTAAGTGAAGAAGAAGGTAATAAATTTAGAGCTTGGGTGAACGATAACTATCCTGAGTATGCTAAGGAAATACAATTAGATAGAGAGTTTAGTTCTTTTACAAATTCTTATATAACCAAAGCATGGCAGAAGTTAGGAGAAGAATATAAAAAAGCAACACAGTTCCAAGAGTACGATGATATGATTAGTAAATACTATCTTAAATAAAATATAATATGAAACAAGAAGACGTAAAAGTTATTGTTAAAAAAATGGTTAAAGCTGGAGAGTCAGCAAAAACTATAGAAAGCTTTATTAAGGAAGCTGCAAAAAGAAATAGCCTGGGAAAGAAGAAAAACTCTGCAACACGTGCGACTGTAGAGTCACCCCTAGCACAACGAATTTCGGATTTACCTTCGGAAAACACTTCATCGGATATACCAGAAAACACTGATTTTTCTAATCTTACACTAACAATGCCTAAGATTGTCCCTCTTCACGATGCTCAAAAGTACGGCACGTCCGACTGGGATGAATACCAAAGATTATTAAAAGAAGAAGAAGAAAAGGATAGAATCAAAAGAGAGAAGTTTAATAAACAGATTAATATTGAAGAACAAGTAGAGCTTGGTGATATAACTCAAGAAGAAGCAGATATTAAGATTAATAATCTAAATGAAGTTTACGACAACTCTAAAAATCAAGACGAGCTTTATTACAACAAGAAGAAAAACAAAATAAAAAATAGTAATGAGTCTGAAAAAACAAAAATTAGATTAACAGAAGAGTTAGATAAAGAAGTAAAGCTTTACAATTACGAAAAAGAAAATCCTACAGTGTCTTTTGCAACTGTTGATCAAAACGAAGACGGTTTTGTGGATGTTACCGAGCAGTTTTTTTATAACTCTTTAATAACAAAAAAAGAAGATAACGCTACGTTTTTTGATAATATTTTAGAAACAAATAAGACTGAAGACTCTTTGATAGACGAAGACAGTCTACTCGCGCTAGGTAGTTCAAAAAAAGATAGAGGCGAATTTACACCTAACGCTATAGGCGGTGGAGGTGTTTATGAAGACGGTACTGAAGTAGATAGCAGTGGTAAAATAATATACAGTCCTAACGCCGAAGATAACAATGACGAGTTGTTAAACAAAATTCTTACGGAATACTACATACAGACTTACGCTCAAGAAAACAATATCTCTTATGATGAAGCTAAAAAAGTTTATAATCCTGAATACGAGGGTTTAATTGACTATACAAACTTAACAAACGGAACCATACCTTTAGATATGGTAGAAAAAATAAAAGAAATATATGTAGATTCAAAGTCTAGAAACGAAGCAAGAGATTTAACTCAACAAAAGCTCAACAAAGAGTATGAAAATATTACTAAGTGGAACTTACAAGGCGGTAGAACACAAAAACAAATAGATGATTACGAAAAATCAAATATAAACTTTTGGAATGTTCACGAGGATATTAAAGAGTTAGATGTAAAAACACAAATACTAAACGATTCTTATGAAAAACAATATGAAAGTTACAATGTAATTTTAAAAGAAGTTGAAGAAACTCCTACTGGTACAGTAACAGTAAACGGCAAAGTACTTAAGGACAAAGATGGAGAAGATATTAAGTTTCCTCATGCCGCTAAAATTCAAGTTTTAGTAGACGAGAATAAAAAATTACAAGAAGGTAATTATACTACTCAAGAACAGGTTGACGAGGCTAAATTAAAAATGGAAGCAAATCAACAACAAATAAGTCAATACATAAATGTTTACCAAGATAATGTAACAAATCTTAACGCTTACGCAAAAAATCTACAAGATATTGACTTAATGATGAAAGATCAATTTAAGAAAGAAGAAGTGCTATCCGAAACCTTAGATGATTATAGAGCTCTTTTAGAAGTACAAGACAATAGATATTCTTTAACCTCTAGAACTGCTAGAACTATTGTTTTTGATGGGTTTGGAGGTCTTGTAACTGCTGTCGATGAACTAGCTTTAGAATTTAAAGATCTTACAGGTATAAAAGGTGGTAGTGGTCTTTTTACCCCTAGTGATATAATGGGAGAAGAAGCGGGGGAGAAATCGGGTATATTACCAAAGATATATAGAGACTATTTAGATTTTCATAAAGAGGAACATCAAAAGCAAATGAATAAAAAGTTTACTTATTACGATGCTAGTGGATTAAACTCGTTTGCAGACGTAGCTGGACATACTTGTGAGTTGATAGCTGGTATGGCCCCCATGTTAATTGCTACAGTAGCGAGTGGTGGTACTGCTGGTTTAGCTATTGCTGGTGTTACTGCTACTGGTGGTGATTTAGAAAGAACCAGAAAACTAGAAGAAAAAAGTTTAGGTTTATATAAATTTACTAGATCACAAAGGTATTTGTCGGCTGTTATTCACGGTACGCTTGAAGTAGCAACAGAGAGATTACTTGTAGGTAAAATTGGTAAGGTTTCAAATAAAATGGCTCTTGATAATACGTTTCAAGCAGGTGTAAGAAGTTGGTTAACAACAAGTTTAAACATAGGTACTAGGACTGCTCTTGAAATGGTTCAAGAAGGGTTTGGTGAGGGTGTGAATATGTATGGGCAAAACTTTACTAGTAAATACCTTTTAGGTATGGATGATATTAATCTTATGGACGGTGTTACCTCTGCGTTTGTAGATGGTATGCTTGTGTCTGGTGGTATAAGTACACCACTAGTATTAAAAAATACTACAGATCATTTAATGCCAGATAGGACTAAAAAAACTCTTTCTGAAAACGCGTTTAAAATACGGGAGTTAGCCGAGATGTTAAATTCTAATCCTGACTTATCGTCAGAAGTTAGATCAGATCTTTTTCAACAAATTGATGATTTGGTTAATACCAACATGGAAATTCAAGATAATCAATTAAAAGGGGCTGTAGGTTACACAGCACAAGACAAACAAGATTTAATAGATATTTCTAATAAAAAATACGAGGTTGAAAAAAGAGTTAAAAATATAAGAAACGATAAATCATTAACTACAGAGCAAAAACAAAATTTAATTGAAAAACAAAAAGCAGAGTTTGATAAATTAAATAAACAGAAACAAGATATAATAAATAAAGACAAACGTACTGAAGAAGAAAAACAACGTGATTACGACGCTTATGTCGCTAACGTTAGAAAAATGGAGCAAGAGTACTTTGAGAAAACTGGAGAGAGAATAGAAATAAAAGAGCTAGATAGAGCGGGTGTTGATGCAGAGACGTCTATGGATCAAGCAACTATTCAGGCTGAAATAGATGTTAACCAAGAAATTTTAAACGATCCTCAAGCGATAAAAAATATTGCTGAAAATATGGATATCACAGAGCAACAAGTGATAGAAATGTTAGAATCTAATATTGAAAATTATTCTAGTCAACTACAAGAATCACAGAGCGCTGTAGATCAATTTGGCTTTATACGTCAAAACGCAAAAACTGGAGAACAAACAATAATTATAAATAAAGAAACTTCTTTAGCTGCAACAGGTCGAATAACAACCGCTGCTCATGAGTTTCTACATGCGGTATTGTTTAAGACTATAGGTAGAGACGCTAATATACAAGCTAGATTAGGAGACGCGTTAAACCAATTTATAGGAAAAAAGAAAGGTACTGTTGGTATGAGTGAGTTCGCGGCGAGAATGGAGCCGTATACGTTTAGAGCTCCATCTACAAACATTGAAACTAAACAACAAGAAGGAGGAAATATAACAGGTGTTACAGAAAACTATGGTGAAGAAATGATTACCATTATGTCTGAGTCTATATTAGATGGTACTTTAAAGTTTGACGAAGGATTTTTTACACAAGTAGGAGATGTCTTAAGAAGATTTTTACAAAAGAATGGTTTCACAAAGATTAAGTTTAACAATGGAAGACAAGTTTATAATTTCATAAAAGACTACAACGATAGTATAGAAAAAGGATATACTAATAAAGCCATAATGGACGTTATGGTTGAAGGAGCTAAGGGCAGACTCGTAAGTGGACCTAAAAAATCAGGGCCTGGTATATCTTATTCTAAAGCAAACAACCTTCAACAAATGTATGAAAAGTACGAAGGTAATGTAAATCGTTTAGTTTCAGAAGGATTGTCTAAAGACGCAGATGGCAACACAGTAGATGACTTGCAACAATCAGAGCTTGGTGATGGTATGGGTGCTATAATAGAATCTACAACCAAAAGACTTTACGACGGAATACCAGTATCAGAAAGAAACCAAATTACTAGAAAAGACTTTAAAGAAGCTTTAATAGCTGAAGCTAGTGGAATGATACAAACAGAGTTTGATCCAACTAGACAAGGGTTAGATAAGTTTGTTAGTAGTAGATTAAATCTTAGAGCAAATGACTTAGCTGAAAGGTTAGGTGTAAGACAACAATTTACAGAAGATATAAGTGGTAAAAAAGATTTAGTTGCTGAAGAAGTGGTAGATACACAAGTAGAAGATATTGTTACTAAAAAACTAGAGGATAAATTGGTTTCAATAGATCCTGAATTACAACCTGTTCTTGATAATATTAGAAATAAAATTATAGAAACAATACAGGCAAATCCTAGTTTATATAAAGGTAAAAACTACAAATCATTAAAAAATATAGTATCAACCGAAGTTCAACAAATGTTCGGGATAGTTCCTAAAGTTGGTAACTTAACTAAACCAGATACTAAAAACGCTCAAATGTTTATTAACAAACATGTTGAATCTTTAATATCTATGTTACCTGAAGGTCATACAGCTGGTTCTACATCTACTGGTGTACAACAAGTATTGTTGAATGAGTTTTATAATAAAAGATCTGTAAGAGCTAAAACAGGTCCTGGATTACAAGTTCAAATAAAAAATCCAAGTATTGATACAAATAAATTTCTAGAAGTATTTGGTATAACAAAAAGAGGCGAGCAAAATTTATACAAAAAAGAATCTAACACAAGTTCTAGAATTAAAGCTATAGTAGATCAAACTGGTAGGGTTTTAACAAATCAAATAACAAGAGAGCATTTAGAAAACACTAATCAACCTGCTGATTTAATTATAAGACTAGGTGATGGTAAGTCTAAGTATATGTTTTCAAAAGGTAAAACTTTAGAAGGATTTATGGGAACTCCTAAAGGAGCTGCTATAGCTGAAGCTCTATTTGGTACTTCAGTTGAAAATATAGATTCGTATAACGGCAACATGATGGCTTTAACTAACACTCAATTAAGGCCATTACTTGAAGACGGAATTGTAACGGAAAAAGATATTAAAAACATTGGAGAAGACATGCAAGACATGTTTGATTTAATAGCTCCTAGTTATATTACTGCTGAAGCTGTTCCATTAGAACTGTTTGTTATAGATAAATATTTTAACAACAATTTAGAAGGTAGAGTTGGCTATGCCAGCATGTTAAATGAAATGACTGGAGAAACGTTTGTTAAAGTTAAAGGTAATAAGATAGCACAAGAACAGGGTAGAGTAGCTATAAAAACATTGGCTGACAAATTAGATGCTAAATATGGAAAAGGTTTTTCTACTAAATACATGATAGACTTTGTAAAATCAGGAGCAAAAATACAAGATGGTCAATTTATTCCAGATCCTAAAAATCCACTAGGACCATTAATTAAAAATCCTAATTGGAACCCAAGAAAAGAAGATGGCAAACCTCAAGACAACAGGCTGGGATTTGCAGCTAACACAGTTGACGCCGCTCTTTTAACAAACACACAAATTATAGACGGTAAAGTTGTTTATGATTATGGCAAGCACGGGGCTTATCCAGATGGGTTTAGTGCTTACATGAAAGGTAAATTAGAAACAGTACCTACAGCAAAACAAAGGGCAGCCTTTATTGAGGCTCAAACCCAAAACAATGCGGCATATAGAAAAATTAACGATATGATAAGAGAATTATATCAAGATAAAATCATAACAGGTAATCAAGTCGCATCTATATTAGCCAATATGAACGCTAACCAAAAAGGATTAACTAGAGCTTCTGCTATACTAGATTTTATTCCTGCTGAAAACAAAAATTACAAAAATGATAAACTAGTACTAGAACACATGACGCCGGCTTTAGCAATAAACTTATTTGCGCTTAGACATATATTGTCTAGTAACAATACAGCTGTTCAAGCTAGAAAAGATCTTCATGATGCTTTAGATAATTATAGATTAGCTTACTTACCAAAGTCATATGACAATATAGTAAACAAGTTTTACAAATCTACAATGCCTTTTTATTGGAACCCTACTTCAACTTCTTTGTTAAGATATTACAACGCTGAAATGGCTGGAGCTTTTGATTTACAAATGACTCAATTATCTACAGGTATAGTAGTGGGACCAGATTTAGCTACAGATAAAAACTTAATGAACAAAGTAGTCAAAGGTCAATTAGATGCTGTTAGTGGATTACTTAAGGTTAAAGTTACAGAAAAAAACTTAGAAGGTATTTCTTTTAGTAAGGCTTCTAAAATAGCTAAAGATGCTCAGATGACTTCTAACACAGTTAATCCTGAAAAAGGTATCAGCATATGGGATTTTGATGATACGTTAGCTCAGAGCAAGTCTAACGTATTATACACAAAGCCTGATGGTACGACTGGTAAGTTAACAGCTGAAGAGTTTGCTAAACAAGGCGCTGATTTATTAGCTAAAGGATATGTATATGATTTCTCTGAATTTAGCCAAGTAGTAGAAGGAACGCCTGGTCCATTGTTTCAAGATTTTGTAGACAGAATAAATAAGTTTGGAGTTAAAGATAATTTTATATTAACTGCTAGACCTGAAAACTCTGCTCCAGCTATACAGGCTTTTCTAAAAGAATTTGGTTTAGAAATACCAATAGAAAATATAACTGGATTAGCTAACTCAACGCCAGAATCTAAAGCTCTTTGGATAGCAGAAAAAGTAGCAGAAGGTTATAATAATATTTACTTTGCTGATGATGCACTAGCAAACGTTCAAGTTGTAAAAAATGTATTAAATCAGTTTGATGTTAAGTCAGATGTTGTTCAGGCTAAGATACAATTTAGTAAACAAATAAGCCCAGAGTTTAATAACATACTAGATAATAATGTTGCGCCAGAATTAGATCTTAATAGAATAATAGAACAATCAACAGGTATTAAAGCTGAAGCTGAGTTTTCGCAAGCTCAAGCTAAAATAAGAGGTAGTAAAAAAGGTAGGTTTGGTTTCTTTGTACCTCCCTCAGCGGAAGACTTCAAAGGTTTAATATATAGATTTTTAGCTAAGGGTAGGATTGGAGAACAACAAATGGCTTTCTTTAAAAAAGCTTTATTTGATCCTTTCGCTAAAGGTTATACATCTTTAAATAAAGCAAAACAAAATTTAAATGCTGGTTATAGGCTTTTGTTAAAAAACTTTCCATCTGTAAAAAAAGATTTAAATTTAAAATTAGATAGTTTTGAGGGTTACGATGGCAATCAATTTACTGTAGACCAAGCCGTAAGAGTTTATCTTTGGAATAAAAACGGTATGGAAGTTCCTGGTTTATCAAAAAGAGATTTAAAAACTTTAGTTGATTTTGTACAAGATGATACAGCTTTAAAATCATTTGCAGATTCTCTACAACAATTAGTTGGTTTAGAACAAGGTTATGTTACGCCTAATGATTATTGGTTAGTAGAGGGTACGGATAGCGATATTCAATCTATAAACAACGAGGTTAGTAGACAAGAACACTTAGCTGAGTTTATTCAAAACAGAGGTATTATGTTTGGAGAGTGGCAAGGTACGCAACTTGTTGGTCCAAACATGAATAAGATAGAGGCTGTATATGGTTCAAACTTTAGAGATGCACTAGAGGATATATTGTATCGTATGGAGTATGGCGCTAAAAGAGAAGGTGGTAAAAATAAACTAGTAAACAAGTTTAACAATTGGGCTAATCAATCGGTTGGTGCTATCATGTTCTTTAACATGAGATCTGCTTTGTTACAAACCATATCTTCTGTTAACTATATAAACTGGTCTGATAATAACCCGTTAAAAGCAGCGGCTGCATTTGCTAATCAAAAACAATTTTGGTCAGACTTCTCTATGATATTTAATTCAGACATGTTAAAGCTTAGACGTGCTGGAAACCAAAGAGGTATTAACGAAGCTGAACTAGCACAAGCTGTATCTGGTTCTAAAAACAAAGCTAAAGCAGCTTTAAACTGGTTGTTAACAAAAGGATTTTTACCTACACAAATTGCGGATAGTTTTGCTATTGCTTCTGGTGGTGCTACGTTTTATAGAAACAGAGTTAAATCGTTAATGAAACAAGGTTTAACACAACAAGAGGCAGAAGCTAGAGCGTTTAAAGATTTTCAAGAAGTAACAGAAGAATCTCAACAGTCTTCAAGACCTGATTTAATATCACAGCAACAAGCTTCTCCGCTTGGTAGATATATATTAGCTTTTAAAAATACACCTATGCAGTATGCTAGGCTTATGAAAAAATCTGTAGTTGATTTAGCTAAAGGTAGAGGAGATGCTAAAGTACATATATCAAAAATTATATATTATGGTATGGTACAAAACTTAATATTCAACGGTTTACAAGCAGCGTTAGGAGCTTTAATTGGAGATGATGATGAAGAAAAAGAAGCTCAAACTCAAACAAGAATTATTAACGGTATGGTAGATTCTATTCTTGGTGGTTTAGGATTTGGAGGTAATGTAGTTATGACTATTAAAAATACTTTAATGGAGTATTTAAAACAAAGAGAAAGAGGTTGGAGTGCAGACCATACTTATACTATATTAAAAATAATAGGTTTATCACCAACAATAGGTAGTAAGTTAAGAAAAATATACTCAGCTATACAAACCGAAAAGTTTAATAGAGAGGTAATAAACGAAATGAGTTATTTTGATTTTGACAATCCAGTTTGGGAGGCTCTAGCTAACGTTATATCTGGTGGTACTAATCTACCTTTAGATAGACTTATTAAAAAAGTAAACAACGTAGATGCAGCTATAACTGAAGATATATCTACTTTAGAAAGATTTGCTTTATTAATGGGTTGGAATACTTGGGACTTAGGTATAGAAGATCAAGATATAATAGCTGTAGAAAACGAAATAAAAGAAAAAAAAGATAAAGAAAGGATAGAGAAAAAAGAAAAAAACAAAATAGAAAAAAAGAAAAAAGAAGAAACAGAAAAGTTACAAAAAGAAGAAGAAAACAAAATAATACAAAAGAAAGAAAAAGAAGAAGGTAAAGAGGTTACTTGTGCATCTGTAAGTAAAAAAGGTACTAGATGTAAAAATAAAGTTGAGCCTGGTACTTCTTATTGCACAATACACGCTAAAGTAGAGCAAGGAAGCGAAGAAGTACAGTGCTCTCAAATAAAGTCTAACGGTGAAAGATGTAAAATGAAAACAAAGGCTAAAAGTGGTAAGTGTTATTATCATGATTAAAAAACACAAAAAAAGTGTAATACTATAATAATAAAGTAAATTAAAAAATGGCAAAAGAATTAAATGAAGACACGGGCTTCGTATTAAGTATAAAAACAATAATTGGACTAGGCTTTGCTGTCGCTACCTTAGCTGGCATGTGGTTTACATTGCAAGCTGAAATAGCCGAGGCAAAAGAACTTCCAATTATTCCACCAGATGAAGTAACTAGAATGGAGTTTCAAATGAAAGACGAAATGATACGTAACACTATTATGAACACTCAAAAAGACGTTGAAGAAATAAAAGGTACTTTAGAAAAAATAGAAGACAAACTTTATAACAGATGAAAAAGCTAGATATATCAAATGTGGTGTATGTGCTGATAATTATCTTAATGTTTACCGCGTCGCAAGTGTTTGGTCAAATAACTGTAAAGCATTTTAACGCTGGATGGAACGAGGCTAATGGTGTTGATTGGATAATGGACTTAAAAGATTGTAACACTAAAGGTTATATTGATATAGCTAAAGATGCGGATGCACAAAAAAAATATAAAATAGCGGTTGTACCCACTATAATAATATTTAAAGATGGAGAAGAAGTAGCTAGGTTTCAAGCTGATTTAAGCTTTAAATTATTAGCAACTAGAGAAGAGGTACAAGAAGAAATAGATGAACAATTAATGAGTGATTTCTAATGAAGAAAATATTACTACTATTATTACTACCAATAATAACTTTTGCACAAAAAGAAGTTGTTATACATATAAAAACAGATAGTTACCCAGGAGAAACTAAATGGACGTTATATAAAGATGCTTATCAAGGTGACACTTTGTCATATGTTGATTATAATTATTATGACTCGGCTAATTTTATGAACATTGACACGGTTTATATACCTGACAGTATAAGTAATATATCTTGGGTTATATTTGATCAATATGGAGATGGTATAACTAACGGTGAGTATTATGTTACTGTATGTGGTGATACAATTATTGATTATCCCGCTAGTACTTTTACCACAGGGTTAATACACAATAGAGCCGTACCACAATGTATGCCTCAACCACCACCGTTACAAATGGTACCTGCGAAAGTTATAATAAATTTAGATCAATACCAAAGTGAAACTAGTTGGGATATAAAAGATACAAATGGAACAACTTACGCTTCTGGCGGTGGTTATAATGCTCAGCCAGATTACGCTACAGTAGTTGTACCAGTTCAGATACCAAAAGGACCTTTAGTATTTACTATATACGATACTTATGGAGATGGATTAAATGGTAGTTTATGGCAAGGGCAAGATGGTTCTTATTATCTAAAACAATGTAATGACACATTGATACATGGTACAGATCCAGCTTTTGGTAACGACACTTCTCATGTGTTTATATCTGATTCTTGTCCACCTATATTAGGATGTACGGACAATGATTATATAGAGTGGAATCCTTTTGCAGATGTAGATGATGGTAGTTGTCAAACATTGAAAATATTTGGTTGTACGGATTCTACTATGTATAACTATGATCCTAACGCTAATACAATGGAGTTAATAGACACTTGTGTTTACACGTTAGTATTACATGATTTAATGGGTAATGGTTGGGTAGGCTCACATTTAAAACTTATACACCCCGATACATCGTATCAATTTACTCATACTGGTGGATTTAATAACGTATATCACGTAGGGTTGACCGCTCCAGATCCTGTTACATTTAGATTTCATATATCTTCACAAGCTAGTTTAACTACAATAGAGTGTGGGTTTACTTTTATAAACCCAGAAGGTGACACGCTCATAAGTATACAACCGCCGTTTATACAGCCTTTATTACCATATCACATTATAACAAACTGTGGTAATACTTGTGAAGAAAAAGTATTTGGATGTTTAGATCCTTTGGCTATTAACTATGATAGTACTGCAAATACTAGTGATAGTAGTTGTTACTATATACCTGGATGTATGAACTCATCTTATTTAGAATATTATACACAGGGGTTTGTGGCAGATTATGATGATGGTAGTTGTGATGTAAAAGCTGTTTGGGGATGTATGGATTCTTTAGCATTTAATTATGATTCTACTGCAAACATAGATAATGGAGGATGTGTACCAGTTATATATGGATGTATGGAGAGCTTGGCTTTTAACTACGATCCACTAGCAAACACACCAGATACGTGTGTAGCATATTTATACGGGTGTACTGATCCAACTATGTTTAACTTTAATTCATTAGCAAACGCTGATGATGGAAGTTGCATACCATTTGTTTATGGATGTACAGATACAACAATGTTTAATTTTAACCCTTTAGCAAACGCTGAATATGACCCTAGTAACTGCGTACCTTATATTTACGGTTGTACTGACCCTAGCATGCTTAACTACAATCCTGACGCCAACACAGAGGACTTTAGTTGCGTTGCTTATATTTATGGCTGTATGGATAATACCGCTCTTAATTATGATTCACTTGCTAACACCGATAACGGTTCGTGTATCGAGGTTGTTACAGGTTGTATGGACCAAAGCGCTTGGAACTACGATGTCTTGGCGAACGTCCACGATACTAGCACTTGTCTTTATGACGCTGGTTGTGTTACTGGCCCTGGCATACCTTATTGGTTGAATGATCCTTGTTATGCTTGGGTTATAGAAGTAGATGAGTATTGTTGTGAAAACGAGTGGGATGAAATATGTCAACTAACATATAATTATTGTGAAGGAACATTTGTAGGACCTTTACCAAAAAGATTTAATAAAAAACTAATAGCAATTACAGATATACTAGGTAGACCTGTAAACAATATAACTAAAAACAAACTTATGTTCTACATATATGATGATGGAACAGTAGAAAAGAAAATAATAAAAAAATAAATTATGGCAATAATTACACCAACACTAACATTAACATCAAACGCTGCTACAGCTGGTACTAATCCAGGACCACTAAGTATAGCTTTGTCTTTATCCGCTACAGACGATATAACTGTTACGACTGTTAAAGCTGCTAATATAACAGTTTCAACTACCGCTGCTAGTTTGTTTACAGACGCTCTACAAACAGAGGGTGATACAGCTGGTACACACGGTTCTTTTATATACTTTAAAAATACTAGCCCGGCTGATCATGATGTTTATATAGGATTTGAAGCATCAGGAGCTACAGCAGCGGAAATGCAAGCCGCTGGAGCAGCTACAAGATTAGGTACTTTAAAACAAAATGAGTTTGCGTTTTTTCCTTATGATTTTGCTGGCGATATTACGATCGACGCAGAAAACTCAAGTGCTACTTTAGAATACTTTTTATTCTCAAGAACATAATGAAAAAGATATTAATAATATTACTAATCATTCTGACATCTTGCGCTGCTACAAAAACCTGTTGTGGGCAGTTTAGTTATAAAGGATATGATTATGACATTCAAAATATTTTAAAAAATCAATTAAAGTTTTCTACTATATACGGAGCGGTAAACGGTGGTACATCTATATCTGATGTTAAACAGTTTTCAGTTATAGACGGCTTACAAACGTCAATGATAGAAACTCCTTATGATTATTCTTTTACTTTAGGTATAAGAAAAATTGCAAGGTTTGGGTATGAAAATAAAGCTAATACTTTTTATGACGGTACTGAGTCTAATTATACAGACGCTGCAACCGTAGGCAAGGTACAGGGGTTTGAATATTTGTTTGAAATAGATTACGCTAGACAACAAGGTTTAGACTACATAGATCAACATCATTTTATTAGATATAGTTCTGATGACAATTGTGATGGCCCTTTGTGTATAGATCATTTTGCTGCTAAAGTAGAATATTTAAAAGATGGTTTCGCTGATGTAGAGTATTTCGAGTTATCAGAAAGGTATAGATACAAGAAAGACAAAAACTTAGCGTTTAGTATAGGTGCTGCACATAGACTAGCAGAACCATACGGTTATGATCCGCTAGAAGAATGGGTCTTGGATAATGGCAATTTGCATTACACTTACTTAGCAATACAAGAAGGATATACTATAGATGTTGCAAACAGTGAGTATAAAGATCCAAGCGGAAACACCGTTGCTAACAGTGCTGACGTTTGGAAGGAGGTTGTTATACCACAAGTACTGTCTGATTATACTACTAGAAAAAGAAACGAATTAAATAGAGTTATACAACATTCTCTAGTTGTAGGATTTGATTATTACAACTACAGTAAAAGCTACTGGTTACACGCTTGGGGTAATTTATTACCTTATCATTATGATGATGGTGGAGAGTTTTCTTATCACAAATATAACAATGGGGAACAGTGGTATGATTATTCTGGAGGAATTATATTTGGTAGAAAAATAGATAAACAATTAGGTATATTTGCAGAAGGCAAATACAATAAGTACTGGAATAGAGAGTGGTACGATTTTAAATTTGGTGTTAATTACATAATACGATAATGAAGTTTGTAAATCCATTTCCTAACAACTTAGACCTAGCTGATATAACAGGTGTTGATTTAACAGGTAGTTTACCTATAACTATAAATAGTGAAACTGGTATAACTAGTGGTGATTATTCAGCTACAATAGGTGTTGACACTGCTACTACTGATGCAAAAGGTGTGGTTGAATTAGCAACTACAGCAGAGGTAACTACCGGTACAGACGCGGGTAGAGTGGTAACGCCTGATGGGTTAAAAGACGGATATCAAGGAAGTACAAATATAACCACGTTAGGAAATATATCAACATGCGCAGGTTTTGCAATGACTGGAGATTTTGCTCAAACATCTGGTGATATGACTCTTTTTCACGCTGCTAATGACGCTAATCCCACTATTAGTTTAGGATCTTCTGCTACTGAAAGATTAGAAATAAAAGCTCAATACGAAAGTGGCGCACAAGGATTAGATGTTGTTAAGTTTATAACTCACACTGCTGGTGGTTCTTCTGATGATGCTAGGTTTGCTTTTAACGTAGATGAAACTTTTATTTTTAATATATTAGATGCTGGCGTAAGAATAAAATCTAGTGGTATTCTTGAGATGGGTAGTGGTAACACTATATTGTCTGATAGCAGCGGAACCACAACACTATCTAATATAGACGCATTAGACGCTACTACAACAGCCACTATTCAAGCAGCTCAATTAATACATTATGACTTTCAAGGTTATGGCACTGGTGATGGAACTAATTTTGAAATGTCCAAAAACGTTGCTACTAATACAGCTCCGTTTAATCATGATGTTAGCATTGGATCAGATGGATTAACTGCTCAAACAGTGCAAACGTGGATGAGATTGGGTGGAAAGGTAATGCCTAAAGCCTGTACGCTTAAACGAATTACGGGTTGGTCAACTACGGCTGGTAGTGCTACAGCTAATATAGGGTTATTTAAAGTAACTCCTACAAGAAATAATAATAGTAATGTATCTGCAGTAGAGTTAGCAGACGTCTCTTACACGGCTATGGGTAATGCTAAAATGGAAGATCATGATGTAACTAGTTTTACAGCTACAGCTATAGCCGCTGGAGATATATTGTTTACAGCTTTAAAATCAGAAAGTGGAGCAATACAATATTTTTCTTTAACTGTAGAAGTAGAACTTTAATAAATAATAAATTATGGCGCAACAGGTATTTAAAATAACAGACGATAATAAAGTTAAATTACTAGGTAGTAGAGAGGGATATAATCAATTAAAATCTATTACAATTGCTAATTTACATAGCGCCGATACTAATGTTACTTTGTATTTAGCTTCTCAAGTTGGTGACGATATTACAGATTCAGGTACAGACGCAAACGAAGCTGATAATTCTGCTACAACAAGCTCTGTTACGCTAACAGTTGATGGTACCGCTGCTACATCTGACACGTTTTTAAACGAACAAGTGTTTAAATCAGACGGAACTTTATTTGGAACTTGTACAGCTAGAAATAGTAATACAGAAATTGTTTTTGGAGGTGGGCTTTCTCAAACATTAGCAAACAACGATAGTTTATTTGTTGGGACTAGATATCACATTCTTGCAGGTAGTGTTATACCAACCCGTCAGACGTTGATATTACAAGGTAATGAAATTAGTTTTGATAATTTAAGATACGCTATGTATATTAAATTAGGAGGTGCAACACCTGTAGACGTAATAATAAATTCTTAAAATGGCATACATACAAAAAAATAATCCTTTTGTAAAAACTAAATGTGGTAGAAGATACGCTCCTCTACAAGCTCAAATAATGGGTGATTTTAAATCTCCTTTTGAGCAGTCAAACAAAAGAACAAAAGGTAAAGGCAGACATTTTAGAACTTCGGAAGAAGGAGCTGGAATGACAAAGGCTGGAGTTGCTTCTTATAAAGCGGCAAACCCTGGTAGTAAATTAAAAACAGCTGTAACAGGTAAAGTAAAACCTGGTAGTAAAGCAGCTGGTAGAAGAAAATCATTTTGTGCTAGATCAAAAGGTTGGACTGGTGAAAGAGGTAAGGCGGCTAGACGTAGATGGAAATGTTAGAAGGATTTAAAATACAAAAATATTTGGATAAAAAACCGCCTAGTGAAAATTCTATTACAACTAAAGGTGAAGTTAAAGAATTAACTAAACTACCTATTAGAGAAAAGTTTATAAAAGAAAAAGATGATATTAAAAAATCTTTTGAAAGTATAGTAGGTAAAGAACCGTTGATACAAAAATTAATAAATGAGTCTGCACCTATTATAATGAAAATTAAAAAACATCATAATAGACCTAGGCCAAAAGTCATGGCTAAAAAAATAAAAACAAAAATGGAGGATATAGAAATGGCCTCAATGAAAACACCTTCTTATCCATCTGGTCACTCGGTTCAAGGAATATTAATAGCTAACGCTTTAGCTGATAAATATCCTAACAAAAAAGATAAGTTAAAAAAAATGGGTAGAGATATATCATACAGCAGAAGATCTGCTAGAGCCCACTTTAAATCTGATTCATTGTTTGGTGAACAGATAGGTAAAGATATGTATAACTATATAAAAAATAAAATATGAGAAATACGCCATTAAGAGCTTTTGCTGGAAAAGAAAAACTTAAAGAAGTTTCAGGAGAATTAAAAAAAGCTAGCAACATGCACGCTGCGCAGGCTAAAAAAATTGACAATATTATAAGTCCACTAAAGGGTAAATTAAAGCCATGTCAAAAAGCTGCAGCTAGAAAGAAGTTCGATGTTTACCCTAGTGCTTACGCAAATATGTGGGCTTCAAACCACAAGTGCTAATGCCTTACAATATTAAAGATAAGTTTATAAAAAACAGTCCTTTGCCTTGTTGGAAAGGTTACGAACGTGTACCTGGTACAACTAAAGGTGCTAAAGGTAGTTGTCGTAAATCTTCTCCTGTAAAAGAATATGTTTCAGACGCTCAACGAAAAGCCGTGTGGGCAAGCAAGGCTGATGGCGGTAAAGGTAATCCAAATAAAATGTTATCACCAATTAAAGCAAAGCAAAAAGGTGGTGGTACTAAAAAAGTTTGTTTACCCAAAGCTAAGATTGCTAGTATGAGTAGCGCTGAAAAAAACAAAGTAATAGCTGCAAAACAAGCTGCTGGTAGAGCAGGTAAATATAAAAGATCTAGTTCTAGTAATGTTACTGGTACTAAGAGCGATGGTCTAAGAGATTGGGTTAAACAAGACTGGAGACAAGTTGGTAACCCGAGTAAAAAATGTGGAGAAAAATAAATAAAAAACTATGAAAATAAATTGGATAAACGGTTATGCTGCCGGAAACAAAAAGCAAAAATATGAATTTAACTTTAGGTTAGGTACGTTTACAGTTTTAGAAATTAAAGCTTGTTTGTTCTGTGACGAAAAGTGCACAGCTAAAAGATTTAGGTTAATGATATTAAATTTAGGATTTGAATTATAATGGAAAAGATTAGTAAACATGTAAGTTGGCACGAAGGAACTTATAGCAGAACTGGTGAAAGAAGAGATTTAGATAACACTCCAAACAAAGATCAACTTATACGCATGAAAGAAGTTGCTGAAAACTTATTTGAACCATTACGTGAGTGGGTTGGTGGTCCAATAAAAATAAATAGTTTTTTCAGAGGTGAACCTGTTAATACAGCGATAGGTGGTAGCACTAGATCACAACACATGAAAGGCCAGGCTATAGATATTGATGATACATTTAGACATAAGACAAATGCAGAAATGTACTATTATATAAAAGACAATCTAGACTTTGATCAAATGATATGGGAGTTTGGAAATGATGAAAATCCTAATTGGTTACATATTAGTTGGGTGTCACATAGACCTAATAGAAAGAAATTAACCATTGCTAAGAAAGTAAATGGTAGAACAAAATATATTCACGAAGTACAACTTAAAAAATAAATTATGGCGTTTAAAATGAAAGGCCCGTCACTACTAAAGATGACATCAGCTTTAAAACAAACTGATAAAGAAAAAAGACTGTTAGAGATAAAAAGGCAGAGAGCGTTATTAAATAATAAGAAAGAGTTTGAAGAAGAAAAAGAACCAGAAACCTTTGAATATAATGATAGTGAAAGAAAAGTTGTAGGTGGTGGCGTGGCAGGTGGTCCTGGAGATTTTTATAAACAGGCAAAAAAATTAATAAATCTTGATTATGGGGTAAAACCTATAAATGAATAATAAAAAAAAAGGGGCGTGAGCCCCTTTATTTAATTTAGTACTGAATTTTTTTGTTGTTGTACTTCAACCCTGACTTCTTGAGCTAAGCTTTTAATATTTTGCATAGCTTTTCTAAGTCTAGTTCCTGCTGAATTATTACCTTCAACAAATTTTTCCGCGTCAGTTTCTACGTTGTTAAACTGATCACTCATTTTTTGTAGCAATTTAATTACATTGTTTTCTCCGTACATATTTATTTATTTAAAATTTATAAGATATTCCTAATTTAAACTCACCTTCTGAATCTTCTTTTGTAGACATCATATAGTTTGGTTCTACATATAACTCATCCCATACTTTTATAGAATAACCTACGCCAAACGTCATATTGTCCATAGTTGAATCAGTCGGGGCTTGTACAACCGCGTAGCAGTTACTAAAATAGTATCTACCCCACATATCGTACTCTTCACCGTTTTTTACAAGGCCTAAAGTAATGTTATCGTTTAACATATACCCAACTCCCATGTTATCGGTGATGCTTGACATTTCCCACTCTGCGTCATCCTCTGGCATATTTATAGTTGTTACAGCCATAAACTGTGCAGAGCATAAAATTGTAGCAAGAGCAAAACTTGCCGTTAAAAATAGTTTTTTCATAATAATTGTTTTAGTTATAAGCTTGTTATTTCGCAAGATCCACCGGCACAAGCTAATTCACCGGATAAATCCGTGTTGTCATCAGACTCTACAATTTTAGATAAATCTATTTCTTGAAGAGCTTTTGACATTTCATCATACTTAGTTTTAGTAACGTCCTCAAACGGAGCTTGTGTATATGTTCCTCCGTCGTAAGGCAATACAGATAAACCATTATAGTTGTCTCTGTTTTTCCACATCCATTCACCAGCTTTTTCCCACTCGTTTTCTTTTAATGATATTGTAGCTGAAACATTGTGAGTGTTACTTCCTGATTTATGTCCAGGTTTAACCCACTCTGTAGCTATTTTCTTTACACGATCTAAAAGATCAAAAGCAGATTCAGTTCTAATAATAGAACCTTTTGGTGCGGCCTGTGGTATTTCTATAACCGCAGTATCATGAGGTCTAAAGTATTCATCTTCTATAAGTTCCGGGTGGTGTATAGCAAGATAGTTATAAATTGCTTCGTTTTTACCCACGCGCATTCTACGGATGTAATACTTATTATGCCAAGCATGTATACCTGATGATGTTCCGAGTACTAGAGATGTTGTGCCCGCAGGTTTAACGCACGTTGTACGGGCTGCAGATTTAATACCTATAGTCTTAGCTGTCATTCTATTCATCATTTTAACATGGTCAGCGGCTTCATGTACATTTAATTTAAGAACCTTGCCAGAGGCTATTCCTGTCATTGACACTCCTATAAGAGCATCTTTTTCAGTGGTCTCTTGCCAAACTTCTCTTAAATAATGAAACTCTGTGTAACCAGCTTGTAACGTACCTATAAATGAAGCAGCAGCAACTCTATCGTTTAATTCCTCTTGCGTGTCTACATCTGATACGTTTACTTCACATAAGTTACAAAATTGAAAAGGACGAAGGGCTATTTCACAACATGGATTAGTTCCCCAGTCTTTATCGTTATTAAAATATATACCAGGTTCTCCAGAACCAGATAACTCTATACGTTTCCATAAGTCCATAAAAAAGTCTTTAGTTATTTTATGTCTCATAAGTACCGCAGAGTTATTTGCTCTACCTCTTTGTGGATTAACTTCCCACCAATTACCTGATTTACACGAAATCATTTCTTCGTCGTACGCTGAAAATAGCGATATAAGCGCTGCCCTACGTATACCACCGGCCAAAACGGCATCGGCAATATGACATATAATATCATGGACTTCCAACGACGAGAGTTTTTCTCCATCTTGTTTTGCATCTAATATTCCTTTAATTTTCACTAAACACTCTCTTAATGGTTGCGGTCCTGGTGCTTTTCCTCCAGAGGTCACGAGACGTGCTCCCTTGGGTCTAATATCAGAATAATCAAATTTGATCTTAGATGATCTCTTAGAGCCTAAATAAGACTTAATTAAAACTTTTATTGCGTCTGACCAGCCTTCAATGCTATCACCAATAACAAATCTACGTTTTCTTACAGCATGGGGCTTTATTATTTCTGGTAGCTTTTTAATGTTATGTAATTGTACTGAGTAACCTACACCACAACCTGATAACAATAAAAACATAACTTCACTAAAAGCATCAATATGGTCAATAGGCAAATAGGCACAATTATAAAGTCTATTAGGACTAATTTCAATAGGCTTGCCACCGAATTGCAGCGATCGCATTGACGGGAGGACTTTCTTTTCATATACATATTTATAATAAGTGTTTATATCGTTTTCTAAACTTGGATATTTTCTTACATGCATAGCTTTATTACGATCAACTAATTCTTCCCAAGTTTCTCTTCGTTGTAACTCAGGAATATATTTAGCATATTTCATATGCACTGTTATATCCGATAGTATTTTATTATTTATTTCTTTCATTTATTAATTCTATTACTTTATCACATTCTTTTTGATTCTGAGGTTTATATAAAGTCACATGTTCCATATGTTCTTTTACAAACTTTTTAAACATTTTCCATCTTATTGGAAATGATTCATTAGCTCTTCCTTTGCATTCTATTATAAATGAATCACTTATAAAATCAGGTGTATATTTAATATTTTGTATCTTTTTTTGACCTCTATTAACCATATCACCTTTTCCGTTAGCTTGTCGTTCATAAGAATCTACATTGAATAAAAAATCTTCTTGTAGTACAAACGTAGCTCCTTCATATACAGAGTGTATCTTAGCTTTCTTTAAAGCTTGGTACATATACTTCTCTAAACCTGAGGCAAAGGTTATCCCGTCAAAAGTAACTTTCTTACTTCTGACAGGGCCTTTTCTTCTTTTAAAACGTTTCTTCATATCTATCGTCTTTAAACTTATCAATTAAAGATTCTTCAGATAAGTCCTGTAGTTCGTCACGTGCTGCTTGTATGTATAGCACAGCGTCCATAAGCTCTTCTTGAACATCATTAAGATATTTTTGTAAGCCTTTCATCTTAAGTCTACGTTCATCATCTAGCGTTGAGCCATACTTAGCATAACCAACATCTGAACGTTTAACAAATTTATCAACAACGCTTCTAACTACAGGATCTCTAAATCCATATTCTTTTCTTGACGTGATACCTGATTTGGCATCTGATATTTCTCTACTTGACATAATTAATCTTTTTTAAATGTTCCGTTAACCATCTTTCCAGTTCTGTTTTTAATCTCGTAATAAGCTTGGTCAATACAACCTTCAATAGGCTCACCGATAAGCTCGGCTAAATTAACTAACACAACAACACAATCGCCAATACCATCAATGGCTTCCATATCGTTACCCTTTAATATAGCTCTACAAGTCTCGCCAACCTCTTCAACAAGTTTTAATGCTTGTGTTTTAGGATCACCTTTGTCATACAAACCTCTTTCATCAGCCCACTCTCTAATTAATTCAAACTGGGGATTTGGCATGCACTCGCAAGGGTTGTTTTCATCACAGCACTCAAAGTCCATTGGTTTAGCTGATCGCTCACTTGCGCCCGCTGGAGATAAAGCACCTGATCTAGTTTTACCGTTATATTGATCTACTAAATTCATTTGCTTAGCATTGTCTAACTCGTGATGACTATAAACATCATGGTTATCAAACCATCTAGCAAAAGCTTTATTGTACACGTAACACCTGTTGTTTGTAAACTGAGATGTTTTAACATTATCCATTATCCAATCAATTGATTTTTTAGTAATTCCAACTGGACCACTGTCTGTCTCCCATTGCATACCTATTTTATCCATAAGTTGCCCTTTTAGTTTATTGACTGGACAAGGGAATGTCGTAGTCATTTCCGTTACATTTATTCTCATATTATTTATTCTTATTTGGTTTACTGGTTTATATAAATCTTTGTAAAGTTTTCTATCAACTCTATAGCCTAAAGCTTTTTGTAAGGCTATTTCTCTTTGTGAGACCAAATCAATATCTGTAGTAGACATTATAACTTGATATTCATCTTTATTATAGCCTTGTTGATGTTCAACTCTTTCCTCAAGATCTGTCGTTACCCCTATTTTCTTACCCGGGATATGGTATAAGTAGTACATTTTATCTATCATATTTTATCGTTATATAAATGCATATTGTGTGCGAAATGATAATATACACCCGGTTCAATATTTAATTCATTAGAGACCATCTTTTGCAGCTTAGAAAAACAATATTGGTCATTACAAAAACCAAACCATAAATCATTACTACGCATTGTTACGCACATATCAAGTCTACCATGTAATATTGTAAACTGCACGGCGTAGGTACAAGGCGTGTCTGTCTTATAATCTGGATGTTCTTTACCATCGTATATAGATATACAAGCTTGTCTAGTCTCAGGATTATCTTTTAATAGACCAACAATATAACCTAGTTGTGTTGTGTGGTTGTAACCACGCTGCCATTGATAACCGTAGTTAGAATTAACATTACCTTGTCGATCAGCCATACGTTTCCATATTTCAGGAACTTTACCATACAGATCGCCTAGTTTAGCTATGTTGCGATCACCAGATAAATACCATTGCCATTCAGCTTCAGCATAATCTTCTTTCCAATTACGTTCTCTGTTTATTATCTTGTTGTCTTGTGAGTCTGTAATATATACACCTACGTTAAACAAAGCTTTAGTACCTGCAAAGTCAACACCGTCTTGTATTATTCTATCATGTAAGTATTCGTAAGCGTCGTTTGCTGTTCTAAATTTATGCATAGTGTTCTCCTTTATATTTAATATAACTAGAAAAATCTTGTATTGTAAGCTCGCTAACACCTGGTGTGATTCTAAAATATGTTTTTGACTTACCGTTCTTAGTTAATGTAATTGTTTTATTTTGTATATTTTCTCCATTTGTATCTTTATATGATATCGTTTTTTGTTTTAATGTATTATCCATCTTTATTCGTATTTAGTTTGTTAAAATAATATTTATAATATTCTATAACTTTATTATAAACATCTCCATCTTCATATCTATTAGGATCGGTGTGCCACTTGCTTTTGTTGACTTTTATATCTATTTGCCAATAGCTAAACTCATGCTTCCAATCAGGTGATATACCTATTTTAATACCGTTTTTAATAACCATGCCTACTATATCTAACATCTCTCTTGTCCAATTAAATGGAGGAGGTTTTTTAGTAGGGGCTTTATTCCATTTGTTCCAAGCCATTATTCCCAGGGCATTGGCTCTGTCTCTGCAATAGCATCAACGTGTGGTACAAAGCTACCAGATCGTGGCTCCCACGTAAAATGAGATTCAGCACCGTTTTCACCAAGGTTTTGAAACTTAACCTTAAGTACTTTAACCTTAGTTGTTTTAGCGTCATAGTCTCTGTGTACTAATAAACCGTGGTAACTAGCATCGTACCATTCACCACCACCTTTAATATTGTACATTGTAGGCTCTTCCATTTTACCGTCTTGGCCTTTGTACATTTTGGTAGGATGAGCCACAATAAATGTAAGCACGTCGTACTTTTTACAAAAGGCTTCAATCTTAGCTAGGTAATCCATAGTATAACGGTTTACATCATCTGAGTGTGCATTTGTATCTCTAATCTTATTAAACGGATCAAGTACTAAACATTTAATACCTTTACGTTTAACTAGCTCAGCGCCTTTACGTAACACGGCTTCAAGGTTATACTTATCCATATCAATAAAGTAATAGTTATCATTAACATGATTAGTTACTTGTTCCCACTTGTTACCATCTATATCATCTACACGTGGCATATCCTGCCAGTGTTTACGCATTAATTTGTGCGCGTGTAAATAGACTGGTTGGTTTTCTGGACTAGCATACGCAGTTTTCCAACCGTAAAGTTGATTATATCCCACAACCATTTGGTCAACAAAGTCAGACTTGCCGCTACTAGGTACACCGGTAACAGTAATAAACTGGCCGGTGTAAGTACTAAAAATACTATCAAAGTTTTTAAGTCCGATTTGAAATCCGGGCTTAAATCCGTTTTTAACAAAGTCTTTAAGTTCATCTTCTATATCTTTTAATGTTGATACATTTTCTAGCGGAACAGGACGCGCGGTGTGTAT